GCTGACGTTCCGCGCACCCACACGCGCTGTCTAATGGCGAGGGCAAGGCGTATCTGTCCAAAGCCTGGCTGCCCTCACGTCGCTGATGGTAGGTACTGCACCAAGCACAACGCAGCGTATGAGGCTGAGCGTGGCACGAGCACAGCACGAGGGTATGGGTCAGCGCACCAACGCACACGGGCGCGCCTCAACCTTGAAGTACAGGCAGGGCGCGTCAACTGCGCTCGCTGCGGCAACCCCATCGCACCCAACACACCTTGGGCGTTAGACCATGACGACGAGGACCGCGGCACCTACCTCGGGCCTTCACATTCGTTCTGTAACGACTCAGCAGGCGGACGACGAGCACACCTCTGAACCCGACCGCGCAAGGCCCTCACGCCCCCACCCGGGGGCACCCAAGGCCCCTCCCCCGCCAGACCGCCGGTGAGGTGAGTAGGAAGTTTTCCAGAATCAAAGCCCTTTTGAAATCGGTTCTCAACAACCTTGAGGTGGTGTTTCCTGTGGCGTCTGGTGGTGCTCGTGGGAATGCTGGCAGGGTTGCGGATCCGAATGCTTTGAGGCGTGACCGGTCTGGTGATTCTGCGTCTTGGGCTGTCCTTGTTCCGTTCGATGGCGAGGCGCCCGAGTGGCCCCTGTCTGAGAACTTGGAAAACGGGCATCGTGAGGCGACGATTTGGGAGCGGCTGTGGAAGCGTCCGCAGGCTTCGGAGTGGTTTCGCCTTGGGCTTGAGGATGAGGTTGCCTTGTACGCCCGATACCTGGCTGAGGCCGAGGTCCCGGATGCGTCGTCTGCTGTGCGGACGCTGGTGAAGCAGCATCAGGAACTTCTCGGCCTGTCTACGGCTGGCTTGAATCGTCTTCGGTGGCAGTTGCCGGCTAGTGAGGCTCCGAAGGTTGAGCCTTCCGCTGGGCGCCGCGCTTCTTCTCGTGGGCGGCTAAAGGTTGTGGGGAATGACGGATGATTTTTCGCTCAACTTCCCTGCCGGCCAGACTCTAGGTTTTCTTGGCGCTGACTGGATCGAGTCGCATTGTTCGGTGCCTGATGGTTTCGATAAGGGGCGCCCGTTTGTCCCGTCCGATTGGCAGTTGCAGATCATTGCGAACCATTATCGGGTGAAGCGCACTTCTAAGTGGAATCCTGAGCGGCCCGTCTTGGCGCCTGCGTTCACTTATAGGCGTTCTCAGGTTGTGGCGCCTCAGAAGACTGGTAAGGGGCCGCTAGCTGCGGCCGTGACGTTGCTTGAGGCGGCGGGTCCGGTTGTGTTTGGCGGCTGGGCCGAGGGTGGAGAGGTTTATTCTTGCCACGCTAACGGCTGTGACTGTGATTTCTGGTACGAGTATGAGCCTGGCGATGCGATGGGGATTCCCCGTAACACCAGCCTGATTCAGCTTGTGGCGACGTCTGAGGAGCAGGTCGATAACGTTTATCGCCCACTACAGGCGATGGTTCGCGGTGGCGCCTTGGATTCGATCATGAAGACTGGAGAGCAGTTCGTCAGGTTGCCGAATAACGGCAAGATCGAGGCGGTTACGTCTTCGGCGATGTCGCGGCTTGGTAACCCGATCAACTTTGCGAACTTCGACGAGTCGGGCATCTATACGGTGCAGAACAAGATGGTTCGTGTTGCTCAGACGATGCGTCGTGGCCTGGCTGGTATGGGCGGGCGGTCGATTGAGTGGACTAACCCTTGGGATCCAGCGGAGAATTCGACGGCTCAGCAGACTTACGAGTCCAAGAGCACTGACATTTACCGGTTCTACCGGAAGCCGCCGGCTGACCTTAGCTATAAGAACAAGGTTGAGCGGCGCCGGATCCACAAGCACGTGTATGAGGGTTCGCCGTGGGTTGATCTTGATGCTATCGAGGCTGAGGCTGCGGAGCTGATGGAGACTGACCCGTCGCAGGCGGAACGCTTCTACGGCAACCGCATTGTGCATGGTCTTGGTTCTTGGTTGCGTGATGGTCTTTGGGATGGTGCGTATGCCGGAAATGTTGTGGCTGCCGAATCCTGAGGCTGGTACGCGGATCGCAATTGGCATGGACGGCAGTGAAAACAACGACTGGACCGCGCTTCAAGCGGAAACCATCGACGGGCTGTCGTTCACCCCGCGTTATGGGCCAGATCGTAGGCCTACCGTGTGGGATCCGGCAGAGTGGGGCGGTTCGATTCCCCGCGGCGAAGTTCATGCCGCGGTTGACGAGCTGTTCGCAACCTATGACGTGTCCAGGATGTACTGCGACCCGCACGACTGGATGTCTGAGATTGGCGACTGGGCACTGAAGTACGGCGACAATCACGTTTTCGAGTGGCCTACTAACTCCATTAGCCGCATGTACGAGGAGATTCGCCGGTTTGAGATTGACCTCGCGCAGAAGCGCATCACGCATGACGGATGCCCGATTGCGACGGTTCATGCCGCTAACGCTAAGAAGATCGCCAAGCCCGGGCAGAAGTACGTCCTTGGAAAGCCGACCGACCATCAAAAGATCGACGTCGTTATGGCGAAAATCCTTTCACACACTGCCGCATCCGATGCCCACGAGGCCGGCTGGGGCGAAGTAACCGATTCGCGCATGTTTGTCTTTAGATAGGGGCCGTTGTGGCGTTGAGTACCGAACAGTCAGCCCTTGTTACGAAGCTGAATATGCAGCTTGATTCTTTGGGCCGTGAAGATGAGCGGCTGGGGAAGTATTACCAGGGCGCGCAGCGGTTGGAGCATATCGGCCTTGCTGTGCCGCCTGAGTTGCGCCGTTTTGAGATGGTTGTGAACTGGAACCGTGTTGCTGTGGATGCGATTGAGCAGCGGCAGCGCGTGAAGACGTTCATGATGCCTGGTCAGGCGACGTCTTCGACGGTTTTGCGTGAGCATTGGGACGCGAACAACCTTGATTCTGAGTCGCGGCTGTTGCATCGTGACGCGCTGATCTATGGGCGTGGGTTTGTGTGTGTCGGCTCGAATGCTGAGGATGCCGCACACCCGCTGATCACGGTTGAATCTCCGCGTGAGATGACTGCGATTGTGGATCCTCGGAGCCGTAGGATCGTCTCTGCGCTCCGTGTTTATGGCGGGACGACCGAAGACCCGACGCCTAAGTTTGCGACCCTGTACGAGCCGAATCAGACGACGTGGCTAGTGAAGACGTCGGGCGGCTGGGATGTCGATAACGACTACCGCCCGGACGTTCACAACCTGGGCCGCGTGCCGATTGTGATGTTCCTGAACCGCCGGCGCACGGGTGCGTGGACTGGCGAGTCTGAGATGACGGACGTTATTCCGCTCGTTGACGCCGCGGCAAGGTCCCTGACTGGTTTGCAGTTGGCGGCTGAGACGCTGATCGTGCCGAAGCGGTATGTGCTGGGTGTGTCCAAGGGTGACTTTGTTGACGCTGACGGTAAGCCGCTCCCCGCGTGGGAAGCCTACTTCGGGTCCCTGTGGGCGAATCAGAACGCAGACGCGAAGGTTGGTCAGCTTCCGGGCGCCGATCTGGGGAACTTCCACGAGACTGTGAACCATTACGGGCAGCTTGTGTCGTCCGTGACTGGCCTTCCGCTCCGTTACCTCGGGCAGAACAGCGTGAACCCTGCGGCTGAGGGCGCTATCCGTGCCGACGAGTCGCGCCTTGTCCTGAACGTTGAGGGCAAGAACGACAACAACGGTGACGGCTGGGCATGGGTCCAGGGCATTGCCGAGCGGTTCCGCACCGGGCAGTGGCCGATGGCTAACCAGATCAAAACTGAGTGGCACGACCCGGGAACGCCGACGTTTGCGCAGAAGGCCGACGCCTTGCAGAAGATGCACGGTGGCGGGCCGATTGTTTCCCGCGAGGGTGCTTGGGACGAGCTTGGTTGGTCCGATGCGCGCAAGGATCGGGAGCGCGGCTACTTCGCTGACGAGATGACCGATCCGTATTTGGCGACTATCGCGTCTAAGGGGGCTGTGAATGTTGCAGCAACTACCGGAGGCGGCGCTTAGTTATTCGGCTTTGCAGAGGTCTGAGATTGGGGCTGCGGTTGCGGCTACGTCTCGGCTGTGGCGGCGGATGGGCTCGGACTTCGATGCGTCTTATGCGAGGTTCGAGCCCGCGTTGCTGGCGGTGTTGTTCACTGCTCAGGAGCGGGTTGCTGACGGCGCTTTGGCTTATGTCCCTGACGTGCTGGCTGAGGTTGGCGGCGCTGTTGAGGCTCCACTGTACGAGTCTGCCGGCTCACGGTTTGTTGGTGTCGCTGGCGATGGACTGCCGGTCGCGTCGATGGCTTATGGTGCTGTGATTCAGGCGAAGTTGGGCGTTGCTGCCGGGCTTGAGCCTGGTGTTGCGCTTTCCCGGGCCGGGCAGCACCTCACGCTTGCCGCCGGGACGATGCTTTCGGATACGGGCCGCGCCGCTGAGAAGGTTTCCGGCGGCGCTCACCGCGTGAAGCGTTGGACTCGCATGCTGAATCCACCCTCGTGCGGGCGATGCGTGATACTCGCCGGGAGGGTCACGTCACATCAGACGCCGTTCCTGCGGCACCCCGGCTGCGATTGCCGCAACGTCCCATCGACAGAGAACACGGGCGACGACGCCAGGACCGATCCGCACGCTTACCTGTCGGAGCTTTCGAGCGCTGAGCAGGATCGCGTCCTCGGCTCCAAGGCTAACGGGCAGGCGTTCCGTGACGGCGCGGACATGAACCAACTCATCAACGCTTACCGCAAGGCCGGCGCTGTGCGTTCCGGGCAGATCAACGGGCAACTGGTCAAGTACACCCGAGAGGGCACGACGCGCCGGGGCCGAGCTTACTGGGAAATGTCTCAGGCTGGCTATGTCAAGGATCAGGGCGTGTTCCGCGACGGGTCCAAGTATCTGCGCTTGAAGTCGCCGCGTCTGATGCCAGAAACGATTTACTCAATTGCCAAAGATTCGGCGGACGCTAAGCGGCTGCTGAAGCTTTACGGCTGGGCGTTCTAGCCCCCTCATTCTCCCCGCTAGCGCGATGCTCGGGGTTTTTCCATCCGCGACGGAGGACAAACTATGTCGGAAGTAACAACTGAACCAACCGCTGAAGCCACGGCGCCCGCCGAGGTTGATGCAAGCGATCCCCAGGAACTCGGGGACGGCGGCAAGAAGGCACTGAGCGCCGAGCGCGATGCTCGCAAGGCTGCCGAACGTACCGCCGCTGAACTGTCCGCGAAACTCAAGCAGTTCGAGGACGCGAACCTTTCGGAACTGGAACGCACCAAGAAGGCCGCGGAAGAATCCGCTGCCGAACTGGCGAAGCTCCGCTACGAGAACACCCGCAACAAGGTCGCCATTGACAAGGGCGTACCGGCGGATCTTGTCGAGTTCCTGACCGGCGACACGGAAGGGGATATTGCCGCGAAGGCCGACCTCCTCCTCGCCCGGTTGAACACTCCCGGCACCCCGAAGCCTGACCCCTCGCAGGGCGCGAAGGGTGAGGCTACCGCGCTCAATGGCGACCCGCTGTTGGACACGCTGAAAAACAAACTTGGGCTGAACTAGCCCCTCTCAATAGGAGACTGTTATGGCGATCACCGCCGCTTCCAAGCTCTCTGATTTCTCCGGTTTCCTGAACCGCGAGCAGTCGGCAGCTATCTTTGAACAGGCCGCGAAGACTTCCGTGGTCCAGCAGCTCGCCCCCCGCGTCCAGCTTGGCATCAACGGCCAGTCCATCCCGGTCGTGACCGGCAAGGTTCAGGCCGGCTGGGTTGCTGAAGGCGCCCAGAAGCCTGCGTCTAAGGGCTCGATGGCTCTGAAGACGATGGATCCGAAGAAGATTGCCGCAATTGCGGTTGTCTCCGCCGAAGTCCTGCGTGCCAACCCGGGCGGCTACGTTGACCTGATCCGTCCGCAGATCGCCGAAGCTTTCGCTGTTGCGTTCGACGCCGCGGCCCTGTATGGCACTGCTTCCCCGTTCTCCACGAACCTGGCAACCGGCTCATCCACTCAGGAGTTCACGGGCACCGCCCCGGCTTTCACCGCCGTCTATGACGACCTGAACTCGGGCCTGTCCACTCTCGTCAACGCTGGCAAGAAGCTGACCGGCTGGGCGTTCGACAACCGCTTCGAGCCCGTCCTGAACGGCTCCAAGGACGGCTCGTCTCGCCCGCTGTTCACCGAGTCGCCGTTCACCGAGACTGCCGGCCCCGTCCGCTCGGGCCGTCTGCTGGGCCGTCAGGCTTACATTGGCGACGGCATCTACGACGCCACGTCCAAGACCTACGGGTTCGCTGGCGACTGGTCGCAGGCCGCGTGGGGTGCTGTCGGGGGCATCTCCTACAACGTCTCCACCGAGGCAACCGTCACCATCAACGGCGCCCTCACTTCCCTGTGGGAGAACAACCTCGTGGCGATCCTGGCTGAGGCCGAATACGGCTTCCTGGTCAACGACCCGGCCAGCTTCGTCAAGTTCACCAACGCAACCTAGGAGTAGCTAGTGGCTATCAAGAAAGCAACCACCCTTGACGACCTCAAGCAGGAAGCCGCCCCGGTAGCCGATGGTTACACGGAGCTTGTGGGCCCGTCGGGCTCGGTATCAACCGTGCCTGATTCGATCCTGCAAGCGTTGCTGGATTCCGGTTACACGAAGAAGTAAGGAAGGTGTGCGGTCATGGCATACGCAACAGTTGATGACGTTGAGGTCCGTTATGGCCGCACACTAACCGCTTCCGAGTCGGCGCAGGTTGGGGCGTGGATTGATGATCTTGAGTCGGAGATCCTTGACCGTATCCCGACGCTGGATGATCTGATCGGCTTTGGTCGACCGGCGTTCGGCACGGTTCGCCGCGTCGTGTGCGCTGTCGTGATTCGGAAGTTGCAGAACCCTGAGGGTTTGCGGACGACGACGGTTGCGATTGATGACTACTCGACTACTAAGACCGTGGATGCGGCGAACTCTGCCGGCTACCTCGGGCTGACGGATGATGAGTGGTCTTTGTTGCTGCCTGGTTCGTCTGGGGATTCGTTCACGATCCGCCCGTATGGTGCGCCGTGAGTGCCGAGGCTGCCGTCCTTGCTGGCCGGCGCGCTGCCGAGTCTCTAATGCAGGACGCGTGCACGGTGCAGCGCCCGGGTGAGCCGACTACGGACCCCAATACGGGCAACGTAACCCCGAGCATGAGCCCGGTCTACACGGGCCTGTGCAAGGTGCAGCAGACCATTTCGCAGGCGTCGAATCCTACGGCTGGCGGGCATCAGTTCACGGTGCAGGATGTTCGCTGGGATACGCCGGTTGCGGCTGGTCCGTTCTTGGTGGATGACGTCGTGACTATGACGGCGTCGGTTCTGGATCCGCAGCTTGTGGGGCGTGTGTTTCGTGTTATTGAGACGTTCCACAAGTCCGGGGCTACGGCGCAGCGGACGCGAGTGTCTGAGGTGGTCGCGTGAGTGACGGCGTGGCAGAGCTTCGGCAGTTCGCAATCAGTATTGGGCGCGTTGTCGATGGCGCTTATGGCGATGTTGACGCCGTGATCAGTAAGGGCGCGCTGAACATGAAGAACGAGATGATCGCCGACGTATCCAAGTCGCCGCACTTCAAGGGCATGGCGGGTTCAATCACCTACGAGCATGAGAATACGCGCAACTTGATTCGCCGCGTCGTCGGCCCTGACAAATCGCGGCGCGGTGGCTCGCTGGGCAATATCTACTATTTCGGCACTAGCCGCGGTGGTGGCACCGGCGACATTGAGAAGCCCCTCAACTCTGAGGAGCCTCGCGTGCTGTCGGCAATGAACGCGCTAGTTGAGAAGTGGGCGGGGCAGTTATGAGCGGTGACGCATTGGCTGCCGGGTTCGAGGCTTTGCTGACGGGGTTCACGATCTACAAGGATCGCGTGCCGGCTAGCCCCACGTTCCCTTACGTGTTCGTGGTGACGAACTTCCCGACTGTGACTGAGCGCTCTATGGCTCGCTCGGCGTCTGCCCGGGTGCTCAAGTCGCGGACTGTGGTTGTCGGTCTGACTGGCGCGTCTGTGCGGATCATCGCTCAGAAGCTCAGTGACCGGCTGGAGGGCAAGCGGCCCGCGGTTGCCGGTTGGGTTCTGGGCTCCATTGAGTCTGTCCCGAACGATCAGCCGATACAGCCTGACCTCGACGTGACGGTTCCTGGCACTGCCGAGAACCCCATGTATCAGCCGTTCGACTGGATCCTTACCGGCTCCACGACTCCCTAGGAGGCCCCTTGTTCATCAGGGTCAAAGACAAAGATTCCGGGCATGAGTTCGACGTTCCCGAGACAGATTGGCGGATCGGTGAGGGCATCTTCACCCCCGTCAAGAGTGACCGGTTCCCCGCGGTGGACCGTCCTCGCCTACCGAAGCACAACATACAGCCCATTCGGGCATCCAAGAAAGAGGAAAGCTAAATGGCTGTTGATATTCCTAGCACACCGGCTGACGGAAACGTTCTCGTCAAGCTCGTGCCCGCTATCGCCGACACTTCCGCGCCGAAGCTCACTGAGCTGAACGCATCCGGCGCCGTTGACATTTCCTGCTACCTGACCGGCGGCGGCTACAAGCCTTCCCTGTCCGAGCAGGTCATCACGGATGAGCGTCTTTGCACGACTCAGACGTATGAGCAGAAGGGCCGTTCGCAGCGTGGCCTTGAGGTCGAGTACATCGACAACACGAACTCGCCGAACGCTTCGACCTTCAATAAGGCGTACGACACGCTGGTTCCTGGCGCTGCCCAGTTCCTCGTTGTCCGTACTGGCCTGCCCTACTCTGATGCACTCGCCGCCGGGCAGAAGGTGACGGTTTACCCGATCACCGCTGGCGAGTACAACAACATGCCTCCGGAGGCGAACTCTGTCCTGAAGACCGGGCAGAAACTTTTCGTTACCGGTCAGGTGAAGATCAGCGTCGCTACTGTCGCGTAGCTTCACCGCTTGATACCCCTGTTCGCCCGTGTGTTGTGGGACCGCGGGCGAACAGGTCAAGTCCCACTTGTCCCGCTAGAAGACTTTAGGAGGCCCCTGTGGCTCTTGTTGTGAAGCGTCCTGAGACGCGTGTCCCGTTCTGCCTCGACGGCGATCTGAAAGCTGAGCATGAGGCCGCGGAGGCTGAGTTCAACGCGGCCCGTTCGCAGTCCCTCGCCGATGCCCGGCTGAACAGCCCGGTCAAGGATTTGGCGCAGCGGGTCAATGACATTGAAGAAGAGATGAAGGCGGCAACGGTTTCGTTCCTGGTCCGGGGAATGAAGCGCGGCGACTGGAACGACCTTGTTGCCGAGCATGCCCCGCGTGAGGGTAACGCACTGGACAAGTCGTACGGCTTCAACGTTGAGGCGCTGATGAAGTCCGCCGTCCCGAAGTCCATTGCCGGCGTTGAGAACCACGCCGGGGATCCGCTGCCGTTCGTTGTCGCTGACGAGTGGGATGCGCTCGCAGATGACATGACCGACTCGCAGTATGAGGACTTCGTTCTCGCCACGCTGCGGGTCAATAAGGGGCGCAACGAAGTCCCTTTTTCGCTCAGCGCCTTCAGGATGATCCAGGACTCAGATCAGACGTAGAAGCGGCGGCGCTGCTTGGTATTTCGTTGAAGCGGTTCCACGGCTGGGAGCCTGCGACATCGTATGAGTATGACGGGCTGGGGCGGCTTGCGTCGTCCCGGCCTGAGCCTGAGTGGGATGACTCTGAGCAGACGGTGATGCTTGCGTTGCAGGCGTACCGTGCCGCGTTGTGCCCGCTGTGTGGCGCCCCGTTGTCGGTGTGCACGGCGCCTGAGAACGAGATGAAGTTCAAGGGCGGGTTGCCGATCCGCTGCCATGCCACGACGGCCCGCGCTATTGCGATGGAGCCGTATAAGGATCAGCCGCACAATTCGGCGCTGATGATCGCGCCAGTTCTTGACCCGTAAATAAATAACAGGAGGCCCCCTTGGCTGATCGCAGCATATCTATCGCGCTTGAGGCCAAGGTTCAGGGTTTCGTGTCTGGGATGCGCACGGCTCAGAGGGCGACTACGGATTTCGCTGACCGGACGGCGGC